AGCCTGAGCCGTTTAAAAGAGATAATATTTTAAAAGAACCAACACTAAGGGGCTTCGGTCCCTTTTTTGTTGTATAATAATGTAAAACCGTGTACCATTAATTATCTGGGTAAAACCAGCTTATCATGACTGCCCCAGCAGACGCATACACGACAGATAAGCTTAACTTTGTATGGAGAAATTCAAATGTCTAGAACCACATTTTCAGGACCAGTCGTGTCCCAAAACGGCTTTATCACAGACCACGCAACAGCCTCATCAATTAATGCAACTGCAGTAGCAACTGCGGCACAAGTAGCCACAGGTTATATTGATTCAACATCCGCAGCAGCTACAAGTATTACATTTCCAACTGGAACTCTTTTAGGCGCTGAATTACAAGCAACTGCAGGAACAGTTTTTGAATTAGTAGTTGATAACACAGGCGGTGCATCGCTCGTAACAATGGTAGTTGGAGTTAACGCAATTATGTCAGACGCTGCTACTACTACTGCAGCCTCTTTCGGTGATTTAACTATTGCCTTCGGCGTTACAGGTATGGCTCGGTATACTTTATTATTTAGTAGCGCTACTGCTTATACAATAACCCGTACTGCTTAATAGGAGAACGATATGCAAGGAGATATTTGGGCAGTAAACCCCTCCGTAAGTGCTACGTTCTATAGAGCGGCTGATTCTATTGCAGGTGCTGGTAATGTTACTTTAACAACTACTGATGCAGGACCTAACGGCGTTGGATATAAGATACTTATTACTTCCGCCGGTGATGATACAGGAATTACTTTCACTGTCACAGGCACAAAAGTGGGCAACTTAACAAGTCATGTACCCGCAGTTGAAGTTATTACTGGCGCAAACGCAACGACTGCTGCCTCTACAAACTATTGGGCATCAGACATTAGTATTGTAGCTAGTGGCGCATCAGCAGGGGACGTTAGTATAGGCACTACAGGCGATGTAGCGCTACCTAGAACCCGCATTAAGGCCTTCTATGTATTATGTAGTGCGTCTGCGGGAAGTTTAAAAGTTAATATAAATGGTCTTACCACCGGTAATAATACCGTCTTTGATGTATCAACTCCTGCGGGAGCTACATTAGTTCAAGACTTACTATTAGCTGGTAATGGTATTTTAACTGCTAGACAAAACAATGACTATGCAGTTGTAGTACCAACTAATCTTACAGACTACACATTGTTCTGCGGATAAGTTATGGAACCTGAGCCCTCCAAGTCAATGCAACAACGTTTAGAAGAATTGAAGCGTTGGTTTGAAGCTCAACAGGACTGTGTATAGTGGCAGACGCGAAAAAAAGAGGAATGGGGATTAAAACTTCGGTTAAGTCTGGTAATTTTAGAAAGACTAAATCCGGCGCGGGTATGACAACGAAAGGAGTAAAAGCCTATCGTAAAGCTAATCCGGGCAGCAAGTTAAAAACCGCCGTAACAGGAAAAGTCAAAGCTGGCTCTAAAGATGCAAAGCGACGCAAGTCATTTTGTGCAAGAAGTGCAGGGCAAATGAAAGACTTTCCTAAAGCAGCTAAAGACCCTAATTCAAGATTAAGACAAGCACGTAAACGATGGAAATGTTAAAAATGGATGAATCGACAAAACAATTATTAGACGCCACGTCTATCTTTACCGCTATAGGATCACTGCTTTCGTGGTTACCTCATATAGCTTCACTTTTCACTATTGTATGGCTTGGTATTCGCATATGGGAAACTCCTACTGTGCAAAAGATAGTAGAGAAAAGACGGGTAGCAAAAACTAAAAAGGCAATTAACGATGCCCGCAAAAAGTAAGAAGCAAAAAAAGTTTATGCAAGCGGTGGCTAATAACCCAGAGTTTGCTAAAAAGGTAGGGGTTAAACAAACAGTAGGAAAAGAATTCACTAAGGAGAAAGACATGAAGAAAGTTAAGAAAATGATGGGCGGTGGTATGACAGCTCCGGGTATGGCAGGAATGGCTGGTGCTCAAGCAATGGACCCCAGAATGAAAATGGCAATGGAAGCTCAAAGACAACAAGCGGCTATGGGTGGCATGAAAGAAGGGGGTAAGGTTAAAAAAGGTAAAAGTACGGATAAAAGTACTGTGTTATTTAATAAAGTTAAAAATGAAGTTAAAAAATCAACAGGGCCTGAGAAAAATATAAGTGCAATGACATCAGCGAGAATGGGTGCGAAAAATAAAATGAAAAAAGATTTTGTTTCAGGTTATGGAAGAGTTTATGACATGGAAGAAAAAAGAAAAAATGAATACAAAACGGGCTCTAAAAATGTTAAACCTAAAGCTATGAAAAAAGGTGGAGCAGTTAAAGGTTCCGCATCTAAACGAGCTGATGGTATTATAACTCAGGGCCACACACGTGGTCGCATGGTCTAAGGAGAACTAGAATGTCAAAAGCATCAGAAATATTAAAAAGAATTAAGGACGCTAAGAACTACGTAAAGAAAAAAGCAAAAAGTTTTGGGGACGGTGCTCCTAAGAAAAAAACTAAGCCTAAAGCTAAATCAAATGGGATGAACGCGGAACAGAAGAAAGCGTTAAAAGAAACCCAAGCTCGTAATAATTTAAATAAGCCTAAAGCTAAGCCTAAAGCTAAGCCTAAAGCTAAGCCTTCAGCACAAAATAAAGCTACTAATACTAACAAAGCTAACACCGGCGGTTCTAACGCTCCAATGAAAGATAAAGGTAAAGCTAAAGTTCAGCCTAGACAACTTGATTTTAATAAGGCTAAAAAATCTGTTGTAGGTATTGCAGGTGCAGGTGCAGGTGCAGGGTATTTAGCAGGTAGAAATAGTGGTAGTAAGTCAGCTCCTACTAAATCAGCTTCTACTAAAGGTAATGGTGGATCACAAAGAACAGCTCCTAAGTATGTAGAGCCTAAAGGTGGTAACATTGCTTCTAGAACTGACAACTCAGACGGGTCTAAAGTAGGACCTAACATGAGCCAAGTTAATAAACCTAATGCTAATAAACCTGATGCTAATAAACCAGAAAGGCGTAAAGGACCTAGTGGACCTACTATGACTTCTATGGGTAGACCAAGTACCGGACCTAAACCTACAAACAAAGATGAGAAAGTTGATCTTAAGAAACGTGGACCTAGTAGACCAAGCATGACCGGGTTTAGGCATGGTGGAGCTGTTGGTGCCACTAAGATGGGTAAGGTTAGAACTGCAAAACCTCGCAACATTAATGGTATTGCTAAACGAGGCTTAACTAGAGCGAAGCATAGATAATGAGAGCCTCTCGTGGCATGGGAATAATTAACCCTAAAAAAATGAAAGCTGGAGGCCAAGTTAAAGCCAAAGTTAACAAAGTCGTAAAGGGCTTAAAAAAAGCTTCTAAGACACATGCTAAACAAGCGAAGACTCTTGAGTCACTTAAGTTAAAAAAAGGTGGTGCTGTAAAAGACGCATGCTATAAAAAGGTAAAGGCGAGTTATAAAGTCTTTCCTAGTGCGTATGCTTCCGGTGCCATTGCTAAGTGTAGAAAGAAAGGTAAATAATGGCAGTCAGAAAAACAGCTAAAGGTGCTGCATTAAAACGATGGTTTAAAGAAGACTGGAAAGACGTAAAGACTGGCAAAGCTTGTGGTAGGAAAAAAGGTGACGGAAGAGCAACTCCGTATTGCCGACCTACTAAAAAAGTATCTAGTAAAACTCCAAAGACATCTGGAGAAATGACAGCAGCTGAGAAGAAGTCAAGGATAGCACAGAAGAAAAGACTCGGTCAGCCAGCAGGGAAGCCGCGTAGAGTAGCTTCACTTAGAAAGAAAAAGACAACTAGGAAAACATAATGGCTACAACAGATACACATAATTTTAATCTAGATTTAAACTTGCTTGTTGAAGAGGCATTTGAACGATGCGGATCAGAGCTAAGAACAGGATATGATTTAAGGACAGCTACACGTAGCTTGAACTTATTAACTATTGAATGGGCTAATCGGGGAATCAACTTATGGACTGTGGAGCAAGGAGAGATACCACTAGTTGCCGGAACTGCCACTTACAATTTGCCCGCGACTACCATCGACCTCATGAGCCAAGTCATAAGAACTGGGTCTGGAACAACTCAGTCAGATATAGCTATCTCGAGGGTGTCAAATCCTACCTACGCGTCCATACCGAGTAAGAATGACACGGGCAGACCAATACAAGTCTATATAAATAGACAAGCAGAGATTCCTACAGTCACTATGTGGCCTATTCCTGATACTACTCAGCCTTATACTTTTGTATACTGGATGCTGAAAAGAATAGATGATGCAGGTACCGGGGTTAACACACAACACATACCCTTTAGGTTCTTACCTTGCTTGGTTGCAGGACTAGCTTATTACCTAGCAATAAAGATTCCAGAAGCTGGGGATAGAGTGCAGTTTTTAAAACAAGAATATGAAGAGCAGTGGTTACTCGCATCTACTGAAGATAGAGAAAAAGCTACACTAACTATTGCACCAAGAAGTTCATACGTATAAGGATAATAAAATGGCAGACCCAAAAAAAGAAAAGATGACTCCAACTCAAGAAGCATATGCAGAGGGTATAAGAACTGGAAAAAAAGCACCTGTTATAAGAAATATGGCTAAGGGATTATCTAAAGCAGTATCTACACCTAAAGAAAAAAGAATGATTGATAAGGGTTATAGTGATATACGCAAAGCTGTAGAAGCAGAAGCTAAAAGAAAGAGGGTGAAAAAAGCTGCTGGAGGCATGTTAAAAGCTGCACCAAATAAAGGGGTTACAAAACTACCTAAAGATGTACGAAACAAAATGGGCTTTATGAAAAAGGGTGGAGCAGTACACACTATGCCCGACGGCTCTAAAATGAAAGGCGCTAAACACGGAATGAAAGCTGGTGGATATGTATTAAGTGCTGAAGACAAAGAAAGAAAGAAAATATTTGAGTCCTCACCCCCTGCAAGAAGAAAGGCTGCAAAAAAGATGAAACATGGTGGTGCAGTTAAAGGCAAAAAATGTAGAATGGATGGCATAGCTGTTCGTGGTAAAACTAGAGCTAAACAAAGAAGCAAATAATGAGCAATAAGTACACCACTAATAAGAACGCACTTGCGGATTGTGATATTTGTGGCTTTCAATATAAACTAAAGACATTAAAAAGTTTATTTGTAAGAAAGACTAAGACAAACATATTAGCGTGTACCGAGTGTTGGAACCGAGATCAACCACAGAACATGCAGGGGATGTACCCGGTCGAAGACCCACAAGCTGTACGTGATCCACGACCAGATAAAAGTTTTACGGAAGCGGGACCATATAGTAGTAGAGATATACAATGGGGGTGGAACCCTGTAGGGTTTGCTAATCCTTTAGATTTACCCGGCATTCCAGATAATTTAGAGGGTGACGGAGAAGTAGGGACTGTGACCATAACAACAACTTAGGAGAAAGAAATGACTGAATATACACAACCACAAAATGTACCTATACCTAACGTAGCAGGTTACCCAGAGAAGAATGTTAAAACCACTGGCGTTGTAACAAGGGGTAACGGCGCAGCTACTAAAGGGAAAGTAGCTCGTGGCCCATTAGCATAAGGATAAGTAATGAATTACACAGAATTAATTGCAGCAATAGAAAGTTATACAGAGAATTCTTATTCTACTGCGGACGTAAATACGTTTATTCAAAACGCTGAGCAAAGAATATACAATACGGCGCAGTTACCTGATTTACGTAAGAATGTAACAGGGACTATGACTAGTGGGAATAAATACTTTTCTTTACCTTCTGATTGGCTATCTACTTTTAGTATTGCGGTGATTGACCCGGCAACCAATGCATATACCTTTTTACTAAATAAAGATGTTAATTTTGTTAGAGAATCTTTTCCTGATACTGATGCACCTTTTTATGGTAAGCCTGAGTATTACGCTATATTTGATGATACAACCATGATACTAGGACCAACACCTGATGCAAATTATGAATCTGAGTTACATTATTACTATTATCCTGAGAGCATTGTCATTGCTGGCACTTCTTGGCTTGGGAATAACTTTGATACTGCACTCCTTTATGGTTCATTACTGGAAGCAGCTGCGTTTATGTTGTCAGAACCTGATACAATAGCTAATTATACGGCTAGGTATCAAGAAGCAATGGGGTTATTAACTAACCTCGGTGAAGGTAAAAACCGACGTGATGCTTATCGAAGTGGACAAGCTAGAATTCCCGTTCCAGGTACAAGCCGTCGTATAGGATAATTTTAAATGAAAGGAATAAAATGGAATTAGGTAATATAGATTTTGAAGTACATACAACATCGGGTCGGGGTCATACACCAGAAGAAGTAGCAGAGTTTGCTTTAGATAAGATTATGTATGTTAGCAAGGATGCAAACCCTCTCATAAGAGAGCAAGCAGAAGCATTTAAGGGCTATATTAGACAAGTTCTGATAAAATACTTAAAACAAGCGGTGCAGTCAGACCGCACAACTTTAGCGAATCGATTGCGTGAAGCAGGACATTCAGATTTAATTAAAATTTTGGAGATTTAACATGGCAATTTCACAAGCAATGTGTACATCATTTAAAGTTGAGTTGCTTAGCGGCGGTCACAACTTTAATACAACAAACGTAGCACGAACTGTAAATACACAGGATACATTTAAAATCGCGCTGTTTACATCAGCAGCAACATTAGGTGCAACTACAACCGCATATTCAACATCAAATGAAGCGTCAGGTACAGGGTACTCAGCAGGTGGTAATACACTGGCTATATCACAAGTGCCTACAAGCACTTCAACTACTTCGTGGTTAGACTTTACAGACACAACTTGGTCATCAGCTACAGTTACTGCTAACGGTGCTTTGATTTATAATAGTAGTTATAGTGATACCTCTGTGGCCGTACTAGCATTTGGTGGGGATAAAACTTCAACTGCAGGTGATTTTACAATCGTATTCCCAACAGCTGATTCAACAAGCGCTATTATTAGAATCGCTTAAATAGGAGCGGTTAATGGCTTCGTCTGCTAGCTACGAAGGGTGGGGTAGAAATACCTGGTCGTCAGGGTCCTACGGTTCACCTATGATAGATGTTTTTGTAGACGCTGTGTCTGCAACTGCAACGCTGGGCGACGAAACTGTAAGTGCCGCTGCTAATATAAGTGTAAGTGGAGTATCTGCAACTACTCAACTAGGCACAGCGACCACTACAAGTAACAACACTATATCTGTTACCAGTGTTAATGGCACTGGGGCTATAGGTACAGTTAATGTTAGTATTATCTATAATGAAGAGGTTACCGGTGTTACTGGCACTGGAGCCGTAGGCACTCAAAGTTTAATAACTAATAACAATGTTTCTGTTACTGGATTAGCAGGCACTACGCAACTTGGTACTGAAAGTGTAAATACAGGTCAAAACATTTTGGTATCAGGCGTATCTGCTACAGGCGAAACAGGTACAGTTAATATTGATGTAGCTTATGTAGGTTGGGGCGCTGGTCCTTGGAGTGAGGGCCCTTGGGGCACAGACACAATATTTATTCTTGTCAATGGTGTTAGCGCTACTGGGGCTGTTGGAGATGAAAGTGTTACTGCTGACGCTAATGTAACATTAACAGGGGTTGTAGGAACTACTCAACTAGGCACTGCCACAACAATAAGTAACAACACTATATCTGTTACCGGTGTTACTAGCACTGGAGCCATAGGCACAGTTGATGTTCAAGGCCAACAAAATATTAGCGTTACAGGTGAAGAAGCTACATCTGCATTAGGCACTGTAACAACAATAAGTAACAACAATATATCTGTTACTGGGTTAGTTGGCACAACACAGCTTGGTACAGCTACCGTCGAAGCCGACGCTAATGTAAATGTAACAGGTGAAGAAGCTACAGGAACTTTAGGTACCATATCGGTTGAGACCGACCAAGTTATATCTGTAACAGGCGTTCTTGGTACTATGCAGTTAGGTACGGCAGAAGTTGACGCTGCTGCAAATATAAGTGTAACAGGCGTTCTTGGTACTATGCAATTAGGTACTGCGACTGTGACTGGTGCAGCTAATATAAGTGTGACAGGGGTAAGTGCTACAGGCGAAGTTGGCAACAATATATTTACTTTAGTGTGGGGTGAAATAGATACATCACAAACCCCCAATTGGGTTAAAATTGCAGCATAAATATAAGGACAAGATATGTTAATTGAATCAAAAACGGAAAAAGATGGTAGAATAGTAAATAAATACGAAGTGCATTTAGAATGCACTGAATGTGGCATGAATGTAGATGCCGAAGAATACAAATCAGGAACCTGCTCTGATTGTGGTGCCGCGTGGAATGGCAAGCAACATACCAAAGTTCACGTAACAAGTGTGCCTGCAAGCGGTGGAACTAGCTAATTAGGAGAAATAACAATGGCAAGCACATATTCAGATTTAAAATTTGAGCTCATAGGTACCGGCGAACAGTCTGGTACATGGGGCACTACTACTAATACAAATATTGGTACGGCAATCCAAGAGGCTATTACAGGCTCTGGTGATGTTACCTTTGCGAGCGGGGCGGTAGCACTTACCCTAACTAATTCTAATGCAGCCCAAACAGCCCGCAATCTGCGTCTTAACTTAACAGGTACATCAGGTGGGGCACAAAATTTAACGGTTCCTGATATTGAGAAGTTCTACCTTGTTAACAATGGTTGCGCCGATGCTATTACGGTTAAAAACTCTACCGGTGCTACCGTTGCAGTCCCCGCAGGTAAAGCCATGTTGTTGTTTAGTACTGGATCAGCGATTGTAGACGCGGTGTCACACATGTCTTCAGTAACCCTAGCTACAGCTTTAGCTGTTTCATCAGGGGGTACAGGCTCTACAACAGCAGGTGGTGCCAGAACTAATTTAGGATTAGGTGCTTTAGCTGTATTAGCCCAAGTAGATACGGGTCAGATTGTTGATGATGCAGTAACAACTGCTAAAATACTAGATGCTAATGTAACAGCCGGTAAAATAGCTACAGATGCAGTGACTACTGTAAAGATTTTAGATGCTAATGTAACAGCCGCCAAACTTGCAACAGATGCAGTGACTACGGTTAAAATACTAGATGCTAATGTAACAGCCGGTAAAATAGCTACAGATGCAGTGACTACTGTAAAGATTTTAGATGATAATGTTACCACAGCTAAAATTCTTGATGCTAATGTAACAGATGCAAAAATAGCTACCATGTCCTCTAGCAAACTTACTGGTGCTTTGCCAGCAATTGATGGCTCTGCTTTAACAGGACTAGGTGGTGGTGGATTCTCTAATATGGAAGCTTTTACTTCATCAGGCACATGGACTAATCCAGGCTCTGTTACTAAAGTTAAGGTAACAGTTGTTGGTGGTGGTGGTTCAGGAGGTGGTGGTGGTGGTGGAACGGTTGGGTTTGGAGGTGGAGGTGGAGGTACAGCTATAGAGGTAGTTACGATTCCTACTAGTCCTGTTTCTGTTACCAGAGGGGCAGGTGCGGGTCTTACACCAAATGCGAACCTTGGTTCCACAGGAGGAACATCTAGCTTTGGAGCATATTGTTCTGCAACTGGAGGAGGTGGCGGAGGAAGGGTTAGCCCATCGGAACCAACTGTGTACTCTGGTGTAGGAGGCGTTGGTTCAGGAGGAACCTTGAATATAAGGGGAAGTGGTGGTGGAGGTTCCAGT